GAACACTAAAATGGCTTCAACGTCTCCTTCCATTAAGTCCTCGATTCTAATGTCAGGTTCAAATATCTTGTTTCTTAATAAATTTGTTGTAATATCAGTTCCTCCTGCCATTAGAATATTTTCGTCTGACGCAGTTAGGTATCCAACTTTTAATGTTTTTTTCTTGTTTTTGTAGAATACACCTTGTGATGGTAGAGGTACAACATCATGTGGAATTGTTAAATTTTGTTGTCCGTATTCTCTAGCTTGATTTTCCATATAAAAAAATAACCGTAAAGTTTATGTCTTTACGGTTAAATATAAAAAGTATTGATTTTTTATAAAGGGTATTAGTAAACTAATACACAACGGTCCATTCTAAGAGAAGCTGTAATATCCGCCAAAGCGTCTGCAGCATAACTCAAAGAACCAAAGTTAACGTCTGTTAAGAATGTTCCGTAGAGAATCCATTTTTCTACAACCACACCTGTTGGGTCCAACATCTCGAGGTCGATGTCTTTTTTATAACCCGCGGCATATCCCATACGACCTGTTACAGATTCAGCGTGAAGACGAACCCACTCCATAAGTGCCTGAGCAGCAGATGGTCCGATTGGGTCTCTAAATTTAACAGAGATTGGGTCCCAGTTGAATCTTCCTGCAACGAAAGTCGACGTGTTGAGGAACTGTATTTCTGTTGCACCTATTTTGATTGATGGTCTTGCTGCAGTTTCAACAAACCACTCATTGATACCTAAACTAGAAGGGAATCTCAAAATAAATCGATTCTGACGCTTCGGTTCGTACGGTATCGGCATTTTCATTAGTAAATCCGCCATATATTAAAATTTTTTTGTTTCTTTGTTTATATTCCTATAAATATAGGATGTTGAAAAATATTTCTATTTACTTTGTTTTTGAAACATTTATTTATTTTCTTAATTCCTTTTTGCCTTTACCAGTAAAATAAGATTTAACTATATTATCTGGTTTATCTTTATAATGTTTATACATTTTTTCTAAATTCTTTAAGTCATCATCTGAAAAACCAATTGTTGGTTTTTTTGGTATGAATGCATTTCTTACGTCATTTTTTAAAAAGGCTTTCTTATTCAGTTGGTGTGATAGGTCTTTCACATAAGTTACAAATTCATCCATAGCCATAACCTTTAACTCCTCGGGACTTTGTGCTCCTGATTCACTAGCAAAGGATACTGGGTAATATTTGTTCATATCTAAGTATGACTGAATAAGTTCTTCATCAGACATCATTTCTTCATCAGTAAAATTTCTATATTTTCTTAAATTCTTAATTAATTGTTCTTTATCTATACCCCCAAAACCGTCAACAATATAATTGTAAACCGCTTCTCTCAGAACCTTTGGATTGTGACCTCTAGCGGTGATTATGGAAAAAATGGAACCGTTTTCCACCGCTTCTTTAAAATCTTGGAAAGCCGGTCCTTGTTTTGCTTTCATTGCATCTCTAAGGAATTGAGTATCTCCAGGTCCTCTGAAATTTCTGAATGGGTCATTTGCAAAATTAACAATAGTTTCTCCTTTGTATTCGAATGGTTCTTTACCTACCTTCTCTCTGAAATGAGCAAAATCATCAGTTGACATACCTACTTCTTCTCCCTCATCGTTTTTTAACATAATCTTTGTGGGCATATGAACTATATTGTCGTCCCAATCAAAAGCATAATACTTCATATCGGGAGTACTTTCATCGACAAAACCTTCAGTTATATTTCTCATAATTTATTGGCTAAAAAAAGGGGGGAGAACCCCCCCTTCTTATTATTAGATATTTTCGAACGATGCACCTGTAGGTGTGATAAAGAATTCAATATCAATAAATTCAAGTGCTTTCGTTGGTTTAAGGTAAATTTTACCTGTAAGTGTGTTTCTATCCAAATCCTCAGGAGAAGAGGAAACTGTTACTCTGAAATCGTATAGACCTCTGTCTCTTCTGATACCATCTAAAATTGGGTTAACAGAATCTAAGAACTGTTGTCTTACGATTTGGTCGTTCTGTTCAAACAACAATCTAACTGCGACCGCAGAAATCAACTTACGAGCTTGTAACAACAATCTTCTAACATTCAATCTGTTAAGTGCTGTGTCAGCAATCTGAAGAGTTTTGTTACCCCAAATTACAGTTCCAACATCTGAGAAAGTTGCGATTGGGTTGATTCTACCTTGATAAAGTGTATCTCTATCTTCTTGAGTTAGTTTCTGTCTAGCTTTGATTGAATTAACAAGACCTCTTGTGTAACCCGCCGAAGCGAACCATGGGAAAGCAATGTTATCTGTCAAAGCCAAGTTTCTACAAACCTCACCTGTTGGTGGTAAGTAGATTTGTGTGTTATTAACAGTATCTCTTGTTAAAATCCAAGGATAGTAAGTTGCGGTGTAGTTAGAATCAATTCCTGTGTTATCCAAATTATCTACAGCTTCTTGAGAATAAATCACATCGAATTGATTAGATGAATCAGGAGTGTACATCTGATAGTCAGGAGTTGTAACAATATAAACCGAATCCGCTCTTTGATATTGAATCATATCGATAGCTTCTTCACAAAGATTGGAGTTGTTTACATAATCGATACTACCGGTTGCAAAAACATTTATGTTTGTTGCCTCAGGATTTTGATAAGTCAAAATACCAAGTAAGTAAGCATAATAGTCAGTATTAGCAAAATCAGTAGTATTATTTTGTACTGTAATTCTCTTGAATAGACCCTCACCTGTTGCGGTAGGATATCTTGAAGAAGGTGAAGCACCCGCTAAATAACCAGACGCACCTAATTGGAATCTATCTTGGTTAGTTCTGAACTCTCTATATATATCCCAACCATCAAATCCACCTGCAAAACATACTGTATATTTTCTTGAGTAAATGAAATAATATGGATTTTCTTGAGTTTCAGGGTCTGCTCTGAATTCTGCAGAACCACATTCGAAAGCTGTTTGACCTGAAGTTAAAGATGAATTTGATATTGTTACAACAGTCGCACCTGAGTCCATATGGAATCCTTTACTTAAGTAATTCCACTTTTGTCCTTCAACCTCTGTTGCACTTAACACCCAACTTGAAGGGGTTTGTCTTCCTTTGTAACTTAAGAAAGATTCATCAATTCCAAATTGAGATGAAAAACCTAAATAACTTCTTCTAATTATATCTCCGCTTGATTCAACCGTATTCGAACCGCCTGCGGCAGCACCGAAAGGAGGGTTTGCAATAGTTTCACCAGGATAATAATACTTAGTTTTATATTTTATCATCGGAGAAGGATTAAGAACATTTGCATACTCTCTTTGAGTGTATCCGTAGAATCCACAAGGAAGAGCATCTATCGGTGCTCCGTCCGCCATCTCAACCATGATATATTTTGAAATTAATGCATATTCACCGTTTGAAGAACCTATCTTCTTTGCAACGAAATTGTTAGAAGCCGGGTCCATATTACAGTTAGTGAACTTTTCAATCACTACAGGATTAGCATCTGTATCAAAGAAATTTCTAACTAAAACATCAAATGTCATATTATTGAAAGACAAGTTTGCAATTGAAACTTTAACTTCAACGTTTGCAGAATCTCCGTCTGATATTGAAATAAATTTGAAAAGATTATAAACCTTATTACCTCTTAATTCAGAAACTAAGAACGGTGTTTCAGGTGCTTGATATCTTTGTACATTATATGCAATTGAACTCGAATCTTGAGAACGAGCTCCTGGTAAAGCGATTAATTCACAACTAACACCACGGATAAGACCTTGATTATATGCCTCATTCAGTGAAGTTGCGTAGATTTCCTCAACAAACAAAGGTACTTCATTTCTTGATTTACCAAAATTATCAACACCTAATACTTTGGTTATGAATTTAGATGAGGATGCCAAAAGATTTACTTCAAATGAGAAGGTATCTGAATCTTTGGTAACACCTGAAAGTAAGAAAGTACCATAAGGGTTATTTGTAACACCAGAATATTGTTCAGTACAAACGAGTGTAACCCCTGTTGTTGCACTTACTTCATAAACTGGTCCGTGATTTACACTTGTTGAACTGTTCGTAAATAAAGAGATACCTCTTGAACGAAGAGTTGCTACAACCATGTTGTTAAACTCAGGGTAAGCAGTACCTGAGAAAGTATATGAAGCGCCTGAAATAGTTCCTGAAAAGGATTCAGAGGCCCCTGTTGAAAAGTTTGATACTACAAAGAAAAATGAATAACCTGAATAACTGTTATCATTATAATTTGTGAAGTTTGCATAATACCAAGAATCGTTGTCTCCTGCTGATAAATCATTGTAAGCCAAGTTTGTGTTATCTACACTATACGGATTAGTAACCGCACTGTAAGTTGACTCAACCGCTAAAGCATCTGCGTTTGGTATTGCACCGAAAATATTAACGGTAACTGCAGAAGAAGATGGTGTATCGTATACATTTTGAATGTAAGCGTTAATCTGTGATTGAAGTGTTGATGTACTTCCGTCGGACAACCTATATTGTGTGTTCAATGCCGATTGAACAGGTAAAGGTAAATCTGTCGGGTCAATAAATGAAGTTGTATTACCTGAAGACGAACCACTGAAGTCCGCAGTAAAGGCAACTCCTGCCGAAGGATTTAAACCAATCGTAAGTGGGTCTACATTAGATGTGACCTTGATACTCCAAGAAGGACCTGCATCATATCCCGATAATCCCAAAATTCTAGTTACAAACAATTGATTGGATTGTTGTAAATAAGATTTTGCGATATACGCAGCTTCATATTTAGGGATTTGAGTGTTAACAAACTTTGTAGGTTCAGTACCTCCAAAATACGCCTGAAACTCATCGTAATTAGTGATGAAAATAGGTTCAAAAGCTGGACCTTTTAGGGTTTCTCCAACTAAACCTAGAGTAGTTACACCCACACTCTGTGCCACGAATGATAAATCCGTCTCGGATGTATATACACCGGGTGAAACGTAAACTTTTTGATTTGCTTGTGCTGTTGCCATTATTAATTAATTCTTTGCAGATTTATTTTATTCATAAATATTCTTATCTGAATGAAAAAACTTGACTTTTACATATGTATTTGTAAACGGTGAGAATTAATTCTGCCTTTTTTCTACCATGAAAACCAAGAAAGAAATCAAAAACATAAAAATTGACCCTGCAGTACATGATATACTGAAAAAATATTGTGATAAGAGAGGTATAAAAATATATAAATTTTTAGAAAATCTTATCTTGGAAAAATGTAAAGAAAAGAAGGATATCTACGGTGAGGATTAAATTAACTTATTAAGAAATAACAAACTTGCTTCTTTAGTATTATCTTGTTT